CACTCCGAAGAACAGCATTGCTGACTCTTTTTTCGCGGATAGAATGACTTTCCGCACACTACACAGATTTTTTCAGAATTCATGGTTACCTCCGTTCTGATGCCATCGGTCACCGCGTTCGGCATGAAGTCTTGCGTGACAGGATTTACACAAAGCGATAAGGTTCTCCTCGCTGTGCGTACCGCCTTCGGACAGCGGAATCTTGTGGTGTATCTCTTCGGTCGGGATCAGCAGTCCGTTCTTTTGGCACAACTCACACAACGGATGAGCCGCAGCGTACCGGTCGCGGATACGTTTCCATGCTCTTCCGTATCGTTTTCGGACAGCGGGATCACGGTCGTATTTTTCATAGCGTTCTGCTTCTTCCTTGGCGTGTTCCTCGCAGAATCGACCGTCAGTCAGCTTGGGACAGCCGGGATGGGAGCAGGGACGCTTGGGTTTCTTGGGCATCGTTTCTCCTTTTGGACGACAAAAGCCATCGCAGGATTTCTCCCGTGATGGCTTTCGTTTCAGTTTTTCATGATACTATTATACCACATTTCTAACTCTCATTCAATCACATTTACTCTCATCTTTCAGACGGAAGTACGATTTCTTTGATTGATTTATCGTGCAGACGGAAGATGTGCTGGATGCTGTATTCCATTTCAACAGCAATCTGTTCCCAAGACTTGAAACAGAGATACCGCAGTTCCAGAAGTGTCTGAAGTTCGGGATCGGTCACCGCTTTGATCACCGACACCATCTCCCGCTTCAAATCCACGAGGTTGTCGATGTCACGATTAATCTCGTTTTCCAGATCAACGATCTTCACGATGATATCTTCCATCCGATGTACGTTCCGTGTACCGCTCGGTGCGACATCGGAGAGAGTGGACGTTGCCTTTGTCGCAAGGTCACGAAGGGACATAACCTGTTCCAGTTTGGAGTTGATACGCTGATCGAGCCGATATGCCTGACCGAGATATTCTTTTGCTGTCATTTTGTTACCTCCAAGTTCGCTTTGACCGCATCAATGAGTGCGGACTGTGTTTTGTCTTTCCTGCGGAGAGCGTTCATGATTCGCTCGTCGATGGTGTTTTCTGCGATAATGTGGTGGATGACCACGGTCTTGGATTTTTGTCCCTGCCGCCACAGTCGGGCGTTGGTCTGCTGATACAGTTCAAGACTCCATGTCAGCCCGAACCAGATGAGGGTTGAACCTCCTGCCTGCAGGTTCAGACCGTGACCTGCAGATGCCGGATGGATGACTGCCACAGGGATGTTACTCTTGTTCCAGTCGGTGATGTCACGGGAAGTTTTGATTTCCCGGACTTTGAATCGTTTCTGAATCCGTTTCAGATCGTGCTTGAACCAGTACGCAACAAGCACCGGCTTCCCGTTGGCGGCCTCGATGAGGTCTTCAAGGACATCCAGTTTCCGGTCATGGATTGGGAACACCCGCTTGTCCTCGCCGTAGACTGCGCCGTTCGCCATCTGCGACAGCTTGTTCGCCAGAGCCGCTGCATTTCCGGCATCGATTTCTTCATCACCGAGTGAGACTACAAGGTCGGCTTTCATGGTGTCATAGGTCTTGCGTTCCTTCTCGGAGAGGATTACTTTGACCTCGTTCATCACGCATTCCGGCATTTTCAGATGATCCACAGCTTTCATGGAAATCGTGATGTCGAAGATGGCGGTATATATTTCTTCCTCCGCACCATCTCTTGGTTTGTAGGAGAAGATCACCTGTCCGTTCCGCTTGTCGGGGACGAAGTACGTATTTCGATAGTGGGTGATAAACCGTCCGAGACGCTTGCCGAGGTCAAGGATACGGAACACTGCCCATAAATCCATCAGACCGTTGGAGGATGGTGTTCCTGTCAGACCTACGATTCGCTTGACTGTCGGGCGGACTTTGAGCAGGCTTCGGAACCGTTTTGCCTGATAAGACTTGAATGAGGAAAGTTCGTCGATGACCACCATATCGTAGTCGAACGGCAGTCCGCTTTCCTCGATCAGCCACTGTACGTTCTCCCGATTGATGAGGTATACGGACACCCTTTGCAATAATGCCGCTTTCCGTTCCGCTTCCGTACCGACCGCTACGGAATATGTAAGGCTGCGGAGGTGATCCCATTTTCGGATTTCGTCCGGCCATGTGTCTCTCGCCACTCGCAGAGGAGCGATCACCAGAACCTTGCGAACCATGAAACTGTCGAGGCACAGGTCGAAGATAGCGGAAAGGGTTATCACACTTTTTCCGAGACCCATGTCCAAAAAGACAGCCGACACAGGGTGTTCCAATATGAAGTTCGTGGCGTATGCTTGGTAGTCATGAGGACTGTATTTCATCGAGGATTCCTCCGATCTGCTCTGCTGCATCCACGCAGTACACTGAAAAGCCGAGCGATTCGAGCTGTCTTTTTCGTCTTACCTGCAGGGGACGGAGTGTTTCGCCTGTCGCTTTGAGTTCCACAAAGGCGATCTTCCCATGCGGCAGTAGGACGATCCGGTCAGGCACCCCATCGAATCCGGGAGACACGAATTTCGGTGCCAGACCTCCCATGTTTTTCACGGCTTTCACCAGTTTTGATTCTATTGTTTTTTCTCTCATCATTTTCTCCTTGTTGCCGATAACCGATGGTGCTTGAAACTCTTACGCGCGTATAGGTGTATATGCGCTGCCGTGTACCCCTTTTTTCTTTATTCATTATCTTTAAGTAGGTAATCAGCAACATCGGCAACATTCTTCAAAACCACCCTAACGGGTATAGTTTGGAGCGTTGCCGGCACTGTTGCCGGTCTGCTCCATCGGCAACGATCGGCAACATATCAGCGTTGCCGGTTACTTCCCATCGGCAACACGGACATACACCTTCTGAATTCCGTAACCGGGAATCCTCAGCTTGCCCGTAGCATTACCGTCGTATCTCTGCCAGTTGCCCAGCTTGTACAGGATACTTTCGATTTCGTAGGCATCGGTTTTCTTCAAGGCCTCTCTCGCCTTGCCGAAGCACTCGCACCAGATTTCCATCGCACAGACACGGGTACGCTGCACTGTACCTTCCGCATTCTGCCCGCCGAACTCACCGCCGTCGAGGTAGGTGCGTCTCTGGAACAGGTCATACTTGTCCCACCCCTCCGGCAGAAGTCGGTCAAGGTATTCCTGCACAATGCCTTCACGGTCGTCCGTTTCCATTGCATCTCGCTGTCTGTTGTATGCCTCTGCCGCCACTTCACCCTTGAGGAACAGTTCTTCACCGTTCTTGAAGTATTCGATCGCTTCAGCCCACACCTGATCCACCTCAGTCAGGTCCCACGGATGGTATTTTCCGCGACCGGTGACACGGACAGGCCAGAATCTGCGGTTGCCGGTGATGTCACGGAGGAAGCCGCCGTCACTGTTGGTGGTACCGACAATCACACAGGAGCGCGGATGGTTCTCGACCGTCGTGCCGTATGCCTGACGGTACTTGTCATCCGTGCGGGTGATAAAGGATTTCACAACTTCCACATCCACCTTCTTGATGCCGTTCAACTCGGACAGTTCCAGAATCCAGTATCCCTGCAGTTTTTCCGGCGCGGTTTTATCCTTCATGTCGGAGATGGACAGCGAATCAGAGAACCACTCCTTTCCGAGCAAGGCGAAAAGGGTTGACTTTCCCATCCCCTGTGCGCCGTTCAGTACCAGAATGGAGTCGAACTTGATCCCGGGACGGTAGATTCTTGCCACAGCTGCCACAAGAGTTTTTCTGGTCACTTCACGAACATACGGTGTATCTTCCGCACCGAGATAGTCGATCAGCAGAGTGTCCAGTCTCGGAATTCCATCCCATGTGAGGGTGGCAAGATACTCCTTTACCGGATGATACAGCCGTTCGGCGGAGGTCACGGCAAGGAGTGCGTCCTTGAACTTGGTCGGAGACCAAATGCCGTAGGTGCGCTCAAAATACAGCTTGGCACATGCAACATCGGTGTCGCTCCAGCCGGGCTTGACTTGCGGCCACGGGAGTTTGCCGATGACATCAATCATGCTCTTGAACTGGTTGAACACGATGGGCTTCAGATTCGGGTCACAGCGGAGAATGGTGCAAATGTTGGAGAGGGTATCCTTTACGTTACCCGCCTTGTCCAGTTCAAGCGCGTTCTGCCAGTCCTCGTCATCGAATTCCGCATTTGCCTGCAGGAAACGCTCCTCGGCAAAGACCTGCTTCACCTTGCTGTCGTTCAGAGCGAACTCGGTCATAGCGGCGAAAGACGGCAGTTTGCCGACAGGTGTGTCCGGAGCGGCTTTTTCGTCCAGATCGCGGAATTTGTGCAGGCGTACAAGGTCAAAGGCGTTCAGCAGTTTTCCGCATACAGGGTCAGTGGCATGGTGGCTGTAGGAGAACTTGCTGTCATAGGTCACCACACCGGCACTGCTGTCGGCGGGGATGTAGTCGTAACGTCCGTTCATGACGGAGGGCGCATAGACATCGGCAAGGAACGTGTCGATAGCGTCTTCGATGGTGTACGCCCGACAGAACGCACCAACCACCCCCGGCTTGGTCAGCGGATCGGCCTGCTGTGCAATACTGCGGCGTACCGCTTCGGACTGGCGGCTCGATACCGGCCATGTGGATGCATCATGCCAGTCAGCATATTTGCTGAGATATACATCGGGATCGAGATCAGCACCATCCTTAGTCTGGAAGAAGAACTCACCGTTCGCGGAGGTGGAAGGCCAGTACATCAGGCGGCAGGCTTCGTAGGTGGTATCGTCGAACAGGTCAATGCCGATCTCCTTCGCCACCATCCGTGCCACTGCGGGGTATTCTTCCTCGGTGATCTCACGGGACAGCGGAATGATCATGCGGAGTCGGGGATTCTCCGGCGTATGCTTATGGGTGGAGTAGACACAGCACCGGAAATCGTGGAGCATGATAATTTCGTCCCAGATACCCGGCTTGCCGTAGTCCATATCAAGAGAGAGCATGGACCGGCACAGAACCATGCCGTTCTTCCGGCGTCCTTCACGGAGATGACCGCCGACGAATCCGCCCACATCCTTGATTTCGTCCTGCAACCCCTTTTTCAGCTTCCGATATTCTTCCACGGTTTCTGTGGTACGCTGGGTCACGCTGACCTTGCGGCCCAGGTCTTCCCATGTGATCTCACGGTTCTTCCACTTTTTGTCCATACGGCTGTTGCCGACAGCGATTTTCATACGGTATGTACCTCCTTGCAGTCTTCGGTGAAGTAACGGATCGGCTGTCCTTTCCGTTTGGCTTTCTCAATTTCCATCGCCATTCCACGGGATACAGCTTCGCCGAACACCCACAGTTCTGCGCACTTGGACAGCAGAACGAAATCCATGAACATGGCGAGGTCGTGCTCGTCCGCATCGGACATAAACTGCGTGAAAAAAATGTGCGGTGCGATGGGGATGCAGCCGGAATCCACAGCATAACGGCAGTATTTCCGTGCATTTGCCTGATTCCGTTCCACATCACCCGAGAGTGGAGAGCAAATGTAGACCATCGGACGGAAGCTGTGTACTTGCCGTGCGTTTTCTTCAATTTTTGTCAGTGCCTTGTATGCCGTGGGATCGTAATACCCTTCGGCGTTGAATTTGTTGATTCCCATGTCAGTCCTTCCTGTAAAAATCACATACATATCCGTCCGCACGGAGAAGCAGTCCATTCGCCCATGCGGGAGCCTGTCCCATGATCGTGCAGATATCCTCAAGAGACGCATCCTCCGGTGCCTCGATCACCGCTTCGTCATGGACGTGCATCACGATTTTGTACCCGTGTGCGTCAAGCCGGAGCATCGCTTCCGAGAGAATATCTCTCGCTGTAGCCTGCACAATATTCTCCACGAACTTTGGTCCGTAGCTTTCGAGACGGAGCCATTTTTTCTGTTCGCCCACACCTTCGTAGGTAATAGATTCGCCGCCGAATTTGTTCTCGCCGATCCTTGGGCGGACATACACCAGTTTTCTGCCGGACGGGAGGACGATGAACATCATTCCGCTCTGGTAATAGAACTTGATGCCGTGGGTTTCCGTGGACTGCCGTTCCTTCACGCAGGTTTTCGCGGCAGAGTCCACGTCCCACCAGAACCGGACAATCCTCGGATTCGACTGCCGCCATGCGTCCACCAGCGGTTTTAGTTCGGCTTCCCGCAGACCATAGTTGAGTGCGCCCATGGCTTTCAGCGCACCGACCGAACCGCCGTAACCAAGAGCAAGTTCGGCAATCTTGCCTTTCTGCCGGAGATGGGCGTTCTGTCCGTGCTTCTCCACGGGAACGTGGAACATCTGGCTTGCGGATGCACAGTAAATGTCACCGCCGGATGCGAAGACCTCCTGCCGCCACTGTTCTCCGGCAAGCCATGCGATCACACGGGCTTCGATGGCGGCAAAGTCGGCTACG